GGGCTACGCCCACTGTCACTTCTTGGTAGTGGCTTCCATATAATGAGAACCAGCTTCTTTCTGAGCACCCTGCGGGGCTAAAGAAAACACCGCAGAGGCTATTCCTGGTACACCTGAACGCTGCGCTCTGACCCTGCCGGGGGCTTGCTATATAGATGGAACACTATTTAAATGGAAAGGGCTATAACTGATACACCTGACCGGCCTGCGGCCTGGTTCAGAATGTTTTTATTTCAACCATGTTATTAAAAAAATGTAAAATCAGAGAAAGTCGACGTTCTAATTGGGCTTGACTTTCCGACACCTGGTAGAGATCCGAAGGTGGGAGACACGAAGTTAGAATTATCACAGGCGAATTGAGGTGGACGCTGCCCCCCTTATATTCAACATACATGGGATACCTACCATAGGTGCATTAGGTGAATCGCATTCATGACGTACATACCTATCAAGGATACGCAACAACTCATGATACTTAAAGGTATCCCCCCGTATATCATCAAATACAACAACGTCTTGCCCATTATAACCATCCCACCATTTACACGACATATTTTTAAAGTAAACATTATCTGAATACCGTTTAGCATACCGAGACTTTCCGGTTCCAGTCTGCCCGTAACAATATATAACCACGGGGGGTTCGGATCTTGGCTCAATATTATTCACAGTGTAGTACAGATCCTTTATCCCTTTCGAATACATCATATAGGCTCTAGGATGTTCTTCTTGGATCTCTCTTATAGATTTACCACCATATATGCATTCGGCAACATCATCTAGATCGCTCCGAGTTCCTTGTTTGGCTCGTTCTCCATATTCGATCCAATTACCGACTCGAGTCTCATGCTTTTTGCAATAAGCTATGGCTTGCAACTGGGTTCCCTTTCGAGCTTCAATATGGCAATTGTTCAATTGGGCAGATATTTTCTTCACATACATTGCACTATCAAATTCAATATAACCTTGAAAGTGAAATCTGCCGGTTGAAGGGCATTTCTCCATTTGGCCAATATAGTAACGCAAATTGGGCAGGGCGCCAAGCATTGCCCGAATCTCAGGTGGGTCAGGACATCCGTTATCCTCGAAGTATATCGTTACCATCATGTTTCGGATTCTAGACATTTTATAGACTAGACTGACGAGTTGTGTGTTTAGTAATTTATAAATGTTTTTTTAAAAATCGATCGATGTCCCAAAAAAACGTGCGCGAATCCGCGACTTATACATACAACACTGGCACTTCCTTTGTAACATAAGCAAAGGAAGCCAACTTGAAAACTGCTTCGGAACCACTAGTCGTCGAGCCGCGAAGCACAGGAAGTATTCTAACAACCATCATTAAAGAATCAATAGGAAAGCGCCTAGTTGAATTATTGCCCAACATTAAATATTCAATCCCGGTATGTTTTACAAAGCGCACTGTGACAGGATTCTTGAACATACAATGAGGAGAGAAATTTCCACCTTTAATGTAAGCCGCTTTAGTGACTTCCGGGTCACTGCCAATAATTGTATCACGTGACGCGGTAAATCGCATATTATATTTTCTATGCATAAAAACTTTATATGACTGTTTCTTCAACATAACACGATTCGGAACAACTTTAACACCTGGGCTTTCTCCCAATACAAGAGAAGGATTTGAATCAACATCAACGGCTCGCGCACACAAAAAGAACTCAATTTTGAAATCGCCCAAACCAACAGGAATGTTATAATTAATAACAAACTTAACCCCTTTCCACAAATAGGCATGCGTGCCTATCTCACTACCAACTTCCATTCCCATTGATCCCCAACCGAAAGCGAACTTTCCATAGATATATTTGACTAACTGCAAGGCACCATTATTTTGGGTAAGTTCCAGGGTAACTTTATCCCCACTATTCATATAAGGGTAATCGAAATCCCATCCATTAGATACCAGCTGGTAACGGGGAGCGGCACGTGTAGGTCCCATCATTTGGCCTTTGCCCTTATGATAACCTCGGAGACGATTACGACGGCGGGGTACTGTCGCGCTAGTCTTTCTCTTATACTTACGACCTCTCTTCTTTCTGTAACTCTTTTTATATCTCATTTTACCACGACTATATTTGTAAGTGACAACTTGCATACTTTTCTTGCGCGCAGTACGAGGTATACGTAAACGTGTGGGCCGTGGTCCACTCGCGGGGCTTATTGGTGGGGCACCGCTAGGACTATTTGGAGGAGGAGTAGGGCCAAAATTATGATGAGTTGCGTTGTAGTGCCGCTGTGCCGCCCTATAGGTACGCTCCGCGGCCTGTATTCCAGTCCCCGCACGCCGGGCGGCTTCCAATGCATGCCTGGCAGCTTGAAGGTTACGGCCAGCACGCCAAGCTTCCACAGCCGCGCGACCCGCCGACCAAGTCGCTTCACCACCTTCAATGATCTCCGGAATTTCAGGAATAATTTCAGGGATAAATGCCATTTCATATAATTAAAAACGTTAACTGGCAAACTACACAACAAGCAGGTACGAAGGTGTAGCACAGAAGTGACAGGTAATACTA